AAAAAATTAATGAAATTGATCAACTGAAAGATGATGTGAATGAAATTAAAGCTATGATGAAATTAATTTTATCTAAATTAGACTCTTAATCATAAATACTTAAAAACGGATTCCTATAATGGCGGCCAGGAATGTAAATTTAGTTCTTGAACAGGGGACTAATTTTCAAGCCAGTTTTACAATCAGAAATCAATTTAATAACCCATTAAATTTAACTGGTTATACTGGAATTTCTTCGATAAGAAAACATCCTTCTTCTTCCACTGCATACCCACTTCAATTATTTTTTGAAGATAGGTTAAATGGAAGAATTTCAGTGTCGATGGGTTATACTGCGACAGATTCTATGGAGGGTGGTCGTTACGTATATGATGTTATTTTAATTTCACCAAATCAGTATAGAACAAGAGCAGTTCAAGGAAATGTTTTAGTAACTCCAGGAGTAACATAATGACTAATTACGCAGTAACCATAAATGAGCCCAGTCCATATCGAATTGGTATCGATTATGAAATGCCTACTAAGTCTATTCAATATGGAAATATTATTTTAGATGTTATTAATGGTCAGTTTACTGGAGTTGGTCAAACTTTTGCTTTAAAGAGTCAAGGAAATTTTTATGATCCAATAAATGATCAACAATTAATTGTTGTTAAAAATGGTCTAGTTATGGAACCAGGTGAAGATTATACAACAGCTGGTGCCTACATAATTTTTACGGCTGCGCCAGTTGTTAATGATGATGTTTTTATTATTGCTCTTGCAACAACCGCAGATTTAACAAGAACTATCAATTACATAGTTGATAGTGGATCAATAAATATGCTTCCTGGAAACAAAGGATCCGTAACTCTTGATGTTACTGGAATTTTGCAGTCAGTGGTTATTTTGTCAGATCAACAAGGAGATTTAAATTTAAGTATTAAAAAATCAAATTATACAAATTTTCCAACATTTTCTTCTATTCATCCGTCAAACATTATCATGACAAATAGTAGAAAAATACGAGACGATAATTTAGTATCATGGGATAAAACTATTACTGCAAATGATATATTAACTTTTGATGTAGTGAGCGTTACGAACATAAAGAGATTTTTGATCTCTTTAAAATTAGCTCTTTAAAATTAAAATTATAAATAAAGATAGTTATTAACAATCATAACCTGTCGGGGAGTCGTTTAAATGGCACTATTAGTTCCAAATATTGGAGAACTTGAGTCACTCAGATACCTGGTTGCAAACAACAACCACACTGCAAGTCTTGCTGACCAGTCTCCCAGAAACCTAGTTTTAAAACTTTTTACAAGTAACACCACTCCAGCTGAGTCGGATGTTCCTAGTGCAACTAAGTATTTTGAACCATATGGAATTGGAAATACCAATGCTTATGGATTTGCTCCATATACGGGTTATCCATATTGTGTAAATAATAGAAATGATCAGACATATACATCACAAACCGGAATTCTTCTCAATGGATCTCGTTGGAGAATTAATCAAGTAGGTTCTGGAACTACTGCAACATATCCAGAACAGACTTTTACATTTACTGGAGATGCTGGTGATATTTATGGTTACTATGTAACTCGTGCAAATAATATGCCAATCGCAGTACAAGGTGTTGTACATGGAGCCACTGTTGGAATTGGAACCACAGTGACTAAAGGAAATAACACAGATCCTGTAATTGGAGTTATTGGAAATCAATATATTACCGTTGACCCAGATCAAAGTGTTGATGACTTAACACTCGGAATGATTGTGGGTGGTAATCTTGGAATTCAAACCGGGACAAAAGTTATTGGAATTGATAGAGCCCTCAAGGTCGTATATTTGGATAAACCACTCATTGACAATATTCAAGTTGCGACTGATCCAAGTGTTGAATTTAGTTTTTCTAAAATAGTAAGAAGTGGTCACCAACTTGTAGCTGGAGATGTTCTTTATATTGCAGCTGGTGCTGGTAACACAAGACTAGATTCAAACACCTATACTGTTTTCTCTGTACCTAATGCTAACGAGTTCTTTACAACTCCTTCACTCAATCCAACCTTGAACACTGTTGCTGGCCTTAATACCGCAACTCTCTTTAGTTCTGTTATGTATGCTGAAAGATTTACAAATGGTCCTTACACTATTCAAAATAACGGAGATCAAATTAAGATCACTCTTAATGTGGCTCTAGACTAATTTTATTATATAAAAAAAAAAAATAAATATTTTGATTCATGTTGAGGGGGGTTGCTTTATTATAGCGATCCCCTTTTTTAATAATCATTCAACAAGATTCTGTAGAGATGGAAGATGAGTAATGTTTATGTCTATGACATAACCACGGCCGATATATATTCGGAAGAAGATTTTGGAACTATTATTTCTTCTCCGACTGATAGCGACGATTATCAATTAATAACATCAACGCCTACTTCATCTGAAAACTGGTACGCTATTTCTAATAACGTATCACAGTATTCTATGGGAACTATTAGTAGTCTTTCTGCACCTGGTGGTACAATTAATTCTACATATTCATATGTAGCTTCAGGATCCGCAACAATATCTTCTGTAGTTATTGATAATGTTTCCTTTGTTTGGTCTGGTAACGGAACATTATTTGAAATTGAAAATGGATTAGAAAGATCCGTATGTGCTTACTTAACTTCTGGTACAGTACGACTTGCATGGAATGGCGAGGCTATAACGGAAGCAAATATAAGTAGAACATTCAGTTTTAATGAATCTTCTATTAGACCTGTAGAAGATTATGGATCATCATTAACCAGTTCCATTGTCGATTATGATGATCTGGGACAAATAAGCTCTCCACATTCTGTCCCAGATAATCTAGATTACGGAGAAATCGCTGGTAATCCGGGGTCAAGTGCTCCAATATTCCCATATGGATCTTCAACATTATCTGGAACTGCACTAGAGTCATTCTCAGCAGGAATTCCGGCTGACACTCAACTCTTTAATATTTTTGGTGCGGCAAGAGTTCCATTGTTTGCAAACATTGTTGGAATCGGATCTCTAACAATTTCCAGTTCCCTAATCGAGGCGGATGTAGATTCTTATGTTGGCATAGGAACCATACTTGTTTCGGAAACTGCATTAGAGGCATTCTCTGCACAAACACCAGAAGATACTCAACTCTTTAGTATTTCTGGAGTCTCTTCAACAAAAGAGATACAAGTATATGGTATAAATCCAGGAGACCACCTATATCCACGGCCAATAGATCAAAGTGGTGGTAATATTGTAATTACTAATACTTCGATTATATATCCATTTGTAGATTATACTCCACACTATGGTATTGAGAAGAATATTGGTATTGGAACAACTGGAATAAAATTAGATGGTTCGAGTATTCTCAGGTTCTCTCCATCATACGAAGCAACTGGAACTTTATTTGGTATTGGTGAAAAACTTGAAAGTAGAACTTATGTATATGATGAATACGACTTTATAGAGTATGTAACTCTTAATACAGGATCTATTTTAGATGGATTAACACAACCCTCGGAAGATTATGGTGATCTTTCATATACTCCATCAATCGAAGTTCTTGGATTTATTGTTGATGTACAGACCAATACTCCAATAAATGGTCCAATATATCCATTTGGACCGATTAATGTTGTAAATGGATTTAGTCCACAAGATACAGAAGCTTATCCTGGAGGTCCTGGTGTAGGTAAATCTTGGAGCTTTAGTATAACCGGATATATTGGTGATCGTCCAATCTATACTTTATCTGGAATTTCTTCTAACTTCGAAATTCAGGTATATGGAAAGGATTATTTAACTTCTGGTGCTCTAATTCTTTCAGATTCCGGAATCGAGGCGGATGTAGATTCTTATGTTGGCATAGGAACTATATCTATTTCCGAAACTGCACTAGAGGCATTCTCTGCACAAACGCCAGAAGATACTCAACTCTTCAGTATTTCTGGAACACTAGTTGAACGATTCGTAGAAGATGCTGATGAATCTACTCAACTCTTTAGTATTTCTGGAATTGCTATAGAAACGGATGTAGATTCCTATGTTGGCATAGAAACTATACTTGTTTCAGGAACTGCATTAGAGGCATTCTCTGCACAGACACCAGAAGATACTCAACTCTTTAGTATTTCTGGAACTGCACTGGAGGCATTCTCTGCACAAACGCCAGAAGATACTCAACTCTTTAGTATTTCTGGAGAACTTGTACATCCAAATATTGATTTTACTCCACACTATGGTATTGAGAAAAATATTGGTATCGGAACAACTGGTATTCAGTTCCTTAGAGGAGTCGGATTTACACTGGACAGTGAAGGTAATACTCGTGATGCAAGAACTTATTCAAATAGATATCCAATTAATGATAAGGTTCCTGGAACGGGAATTGGCACCTTCTTATTTGATCAAATTAATAAGACGGCAAAATATAGCCCATTAACTCCTTGGACAGGTCTTGGAACTGTTTATGTTTCTACTGGATT